TTATTAACTGTTGTTGGAGATGACTTGTCCTCTTTATTTAGATCCTTCATCTTCTGCTGTAAATCAATTAACTTGTCAGATACATCTCCGACACTCTTAATAAGTTGACCTACAACTTCGTATGATCTAGGTTGTTGACCTTCCTGTGCCAGTTCAAGAATACCATTGATTGCTTCTTGACCTTTCTCAATCAGAGAATACAAGTTACCACGAGTATACTCATAATCCTTGATATGGTCCTCTTGTTTACTGATTTTCTTTAGTTCCTGTTTAGTTTCCTTTACAATCTCTCCTGCCTTGACCTCAATGTCCAAAGTGTCGTTTATTTCATCAAATTTTTCATTCATACATCTGTACCCTTAGTTGGACTGTAAGTTCTACCATCACCAAAATCGAATCTTTCTTCACTGAAACCAAAGTCATCACCAACCTCAATTAGATCACTGTCATCTTGAGTGACAGCATCAACTGAAGTTCCTTGGAGATGTGAGTCAGCAAGTGTTCCATCTTCTCCTCTATGGACAAGAAGTGTTTCACCACTAATTTCTCTAATCTGCATCAGTTCCTTACCTATGTAGATATATCCATCTACAACTAAACTTGATGCGTTTGTAACTTGGAACTGAGTCTGTGTTGCATCAATACCTTCTGCAAGTGTTGTTACATTATCATCATTGTAATCTTTAAGTGCTCTAGGTGTAGCAACATACCTGAGTTCTCTCTTTGCAGTTTTAGTGTTTGTACTGGTATGATAATCGACCTGAACTTTCTTAATAAGACCAGTGCTACTATCAGCAATTGGACCAAACAGATAAGTCTTGGCAACAAAGTCTAAGTTGTGAACAATAACTCTCTTCTCTTCATATCCAGAAGTATAGTTGTCCTCGAAGTTAATATTTTCAAGAACCATTGGAATATCTCTCTTTTCACCGATAGATGATACCAAGTCAACAGTTACATTAAATGATGGTTGGAATACAGGAAGAATTTGTTCGATGATTTGCATCGCATCTTCATTGTATTGGGTCATGATCGACAATCTGAAACCCAGATTGTATGGAACTGGCATAAAGACTTTCTTTGCTAACTTAGTGCCATCCTTAGTAAATGTCTTAAAGGTTTGCATTGTAGAAACCTTTCTAGTATTATCATATCTGATACTTACTAACTCAAATGCCAATCTAGGAAGAGTGATAGATACTCTTCTTCTTGGATCTGGTTTCTGCTCTAATCTTGCAATGAATTTCTCTGAAGGACCATATGCAATAGGAACCTTTACAGTGGAAAAATCTCCTCCATCTTGCCTTTGATGCCGGATCTCAACTGTATTGAAAAGAGTACCGAAAGCAATAATTGTCTTTCTGATAATCTCATGATAATGATATGTTCCTAACATGACACTTTAGATGGTTATAATAACTATTTAGAATTCACCAAAGGGATTCTTTTCAGTAAAGTCTAGAATGTCATCTGCTTCAGATTCTACTTCGATATTATCTGCATATTCGTCATATTCATCTTGATCAGATATTGATTGAATAATTCTTCTAGCATCAGATCCAAGATTAGTAGTTCCAATACCTACAACTGCCTCTCCGATAGCAAAGTTACTGGTAGCGTTTGTAACTTGCAGAACACCAGTATCGGAGTCCCATCTGTGAACGTACGCTGTAGTGCCCGTAGAGACGCCTCTGACGAGTTCTCCATACAAGTAGTTGTCCGTATTGATACCTGTTGCTGGGGCGCTAATAGTGACGTTAGGAGCGAGTGTATATCCAGCACCAGCATTCGTATATCTGATAGCGGATACCTCTCCGTAAACATTAACGACAGCAACAGCGGTAGCGTTGATTCCACCTGGAGGAGCAGTAGTGATGCCCACAGTTGGTGTAGAACCATATCCAACACCACTATTTGTTATGGATGGTAATCCAAGAGAACCTTCACTAATAATTGCTGTAGCAGCTGCCCCTGTACCATATTCATTCTGAGAACGAATTGTAATTACAGGAGGTTCGGTGTAACCAAATCCAGGATTAATAATCTCAATTCTATCGATAGACTGACCAACCTGACCACTTCTTCTGGTCATGACTGCAACAGCAGAGGCATTTATACCATTTATTGGTGCAGTGCTAATACCAATGGTTGGTGGAACTGTGTATCCTGTTCCATCATTAATAAGATCGATTTGATTGACAGAACTGCCAGATACTAAACCAGAGAGATCCGTTGCTCTCTGTATGGTGGCAGTTGCTGTAGATGCTCCAAGACCCACCATTGTGAGTTTGGTGGTGAACAAGAAGTCGGACACTGCAACATCGACTTCTTCGATTCCAGTATCGACCAGTTCGTCCTGAGCAGCATCGAATACTTCACAACTCAACTGATATACAAATAACTTATTCAGTTGATAAAATGGTTTCTTTGCTTCTACATACTTGATCTCGAAAATAGTATTATCAAGGGGTAAGTAAATTAAGTCACCCTCTGATGGTCTAGATGAAACTAGAACATCTTCACCTGCTAAAAATGGACTGATAAAATCCTCGTATCTTTCTTTAGATACAATGAGAGTAATTTGGTCAGTAGACTGAACACCAAACTTAGATAAGATATCTCCGTTACCAGCAAATCCTTCATAGTTTGCCAGATACATTTCCATTCTGAATGAGTCATCAAACTGAGTCGCAATTGCTTCATTCAGAATGGCATCTTGATTTACCATCTTCCTGGGAAGATAGATAACGTCTTGTCCGTATATTTTTAGTTGCTCGTTAATTAGATCCTGAACCAGTCTCTGTTCGCTTTGGGATCCCTGTAAGAAGTAAGAATTTAAAGGCATGATTCATCAACCTATCAGATCGAGAGGTGGTTCCTCATATGTATCTCTGAGTTCTTTTTCATATTGTTCTATCTCTGCTATTGCGTCATCATATAATTGTCTTCCATTTAACTGAACCCCACCAGGAAGAGATACACCTTGGAATTTTATCAGATTCTGTCCCCACTGTTTCTTAATTAATGCAGTAGTATATTTTTTTAACCAAGAGTCATTGTAGACTAGTGCTGCATCAGAAGGATCAACTAATCTATAGCAGTCAAGTACAATGTAATTATCATCAGTAAATGAGTTCCAGTCAATATCAATATACAATCTACCCTGCTTCCTGTTAAATCTTAATTGCACATCTGGTGTAATTATTCTACTAAGATCCTCAAGATATGTCTTAGTCATCGTATAATTTAACAGATCAAGTGCTCCGTAGTAATAGAGATCATTTAAGAACAATTGATACTTGATGTTAAACAGACCACTCGAAATGGTACTATTGTCCATTTTAAAAACTTTATTAATCCCAATGACGTGCTCTGGAAGTTGGAGAAAGTTTTGACCTTCGTCCCAACCCACAGATGCAACACCAACACTAGAAGTTGCTGTTGTGGTAGTAATACCTGCCTTTATTATATCTTTTTCTGCTTCCGTAACCTTATGCTTTAGAAATACTCTCTGAATCCCATCATAGTGAAAATCTTGGAATTTCTGAATTGCGTCATCGACTAGATCATCAATTTGATCATCATCCACATTAATTTCCAATACAGGATATCCCAATCTCCTAAGAGAATAATCGATCAATTCCTGTCTGGTCGATGGTTTACTCATTGTCGATACCTGATTCCTGATATTTATCTGGGACGTTTAACTTTTCCTGTAACTCAAGATAATCTTTCTTCAAAGATTCAAGTTTGGATTCTAAAAGAACATTTTGATTAACCAAAGATGAAAGTTTAGAATGATAATTTTTAATTAAAATATTCACATCAACATCGTTCATAGTTCTAGAAAGTTCCTCCATCCAAAGTATTGGTCCACATTGGTTTATTTGTATAAACAGTATTTACAGCGTCAGGATCAACCCCAGTGCTAGTTCCGTTTCTAACAATATCTCCGGTGGTATTAAATGTTCCTTCTACACCAATCAGTGTTATAGTTGTACCATTACTATCAGATTTAACAACAGCCTGAACACCAGAATTACCCACCTGAGTTATTTGATCACCAGCAGTGACAGTTACAGCAGAAGGCATAGTAAGTGTGACTTCAGTAACAGCAGTCAGAATTTGTGTAGAAGTTCTAGTGGCAGCCGCAGTTGATGGATCATTGGTAGATGTCTGTAAACCATTGGCGTCAAAGAAGACAACACCATGTGTGCTGTAATCTCCAGTCTGATAATAGATACCTTTGATATCAAGGTTACCTCTGGTTCCTGTTACAACGCTACCAGTTACTGTTGCATCTGGAATGTATGTCCATGCTCTAGCAACAGCAGAACTTCCTTCACCAGCACTATCGTTGTAACCAAAGAAACCAATTTTAGTATTACTTGTTCCAGTAGCAGTGTTGTACTGGAATGAAATACCACGATCTGTATTGGTGTCAAATGCGTGAGTTACGGTAACTTGTGCTGTTGTACTGATACCAGCGGATGCTGTACCAGTGTAAGTTACAACTTTAGTTCCCGTGTTATATGAAGCAACAGTACCAATACCAGAAACATCAATACCAGCTACTGCCAGTTGATCTCCAGTGTTGATGCCAACGACAGAATCTAATGTAATGGTAGATACACCAGCACTAACATCTGCTGTAACTGTTCTGATACTGGTTACATCACCAAGATTAAGAATTGGATCATTGACGGTAACATTGGTTGAGTTTACCTCAGTGGTTGTACCATCAACTTGCAGGTCACCTTTGATGATAACCGTACCTTCATTGCTCAGACCATCGGGGAATGGGTCAATGAATAGTTGGTTACCACTACCAGACTTGGTAGAAATAGTGTTAGATGAGATACCAACACTACCGAATGTCTGAGGACTATTCCACTGCCACGCTTTACCAGTGACTTTAATGAGGTCATCACCGTTTTCGTCATATTCGATACTGGCATCCTTACTTGTACCGAATGTCAGTTTAGTATCGTCGGGAATGACAATCTCGCCATTTCCATTAGGATCAACGATGATGTCTCCATCAGTATCAGTTGATGAAAGTGTATTTCCGTCTAACGTTAAGTTGTCTACGTTCCACTGATCGACCTTCCGGTTTTGGTCAACGATAGCAACGAAACCATTCGCTGCTGTGGTTGGGTTTGCTTGACCAGCAACAAGACCTGGCGCAATACTCAGCAGATCGGTATAATAGCGACCACCAACTACTTGAGCATTCTGTGCGTTATCTCCAGCAAACAGTCTTCCGCCTTTATTACCGTGAGTGCCAACTCCAACGGTAAGACCGAGTTCACCAAAGTTGAGACTACTTGGAGCAACTGTTCCTGTAGATCTTTTTACTCTAATTATACTTGCCATGGCTTAGAAATTTCCTCCATTAATATCCAGATTTTGGGTTGATCCAGGCGTAAGTTCCAAGGTTGCCTCCCACTTTTGGGCGGTAGAATTATAGACCAGAACCATTCCGTTCTGAAGTCCAGAAACGTCAACATCAGATAATCCACCTAAAGTTCCGCCACCCCCAGCAAATGAGGATAGAACCTTAATCGCATTTTGTGATCCAACTCTGACTTTAATGTCTGCCATATTTTTTAACTAGTGGTAACTCCAGCAGTAACAATTGCACTACCTTCAACTACTCTTGTTTTTACAGATCCATC